AAGTTTTTGCTAACACTGGGATCTTTGGATTCAATGAACCAAAAGTTATGACTCCTGGACCACCTGCTGCTGGTCAGCAAAGAGTTGTAGTTGTGGATGACACTGCTGCTGCCAGAGAAAATGTTCCAACTTTGGGTCAACCTGATAATACTATCCCCGATGTGCCTTTGCCTGGTGCGAACAGATCAAAAGCAGCAACTCTACAAGTAGCGATATAACATGATTAACGCAGAAAATCTAAATCCAAATAGATCTGGTTTTCAGTACAAGAATGTCACTGGAACACTTACGACAGAGTTTTACGGTAAGGTAAATACTAAACTTGTTAGAGCTGGTAATCTTCTTCGTGGGACACTCGCGATTAGAAAAGCAGATCTTACTCAAAAAAAGAAAGAGCAAGAACTCCAATCTCGAAATAGATTTGAAGATAGACTGGAATCAAATCCAAATGTAGAAAAGAGAAAAGATCTAAAGAATAGGATTCCCAGACCTGGATCTGGTGTTGGCATTTTAGGTTGGTTTAAGAACTTCATTGGAAGTGTGGCACTTGGATTCTTTGCAACAAGATTACTTGGAAGTCTACCTCTCTTTACAAATATATTGAAGGGTGTGATGGGAGTTGTAGATTTTGTTGCATCGACGGGAATATTCCTTGTAAATGCTGCATCAACCTTTATAAATCTTGGATACAATGCTTATGATTCGACAAGAGGATTTCTAAAGCAAATCGGTGGAGATAATGTCACTCAGATATTTGATACATTCATTAACAGAGCATCAAGTCTCATCGATGTTCTGATCATTGCAAGTATAATAAGGGGATCAGGTGGTGGAGGTATTGGTTTAGGAGACTCTGTTGCACGCAGAGGTCGTGGATTAACTAGATCGAAGGGTGTTATAAACTTTGGAGCTTTAGCACGTCAAGCAAAAGAAGCCCGTGATTTAGCAAAGATCGCAAGAAATGCAAAAAGACTTAGAACTATTGCTGCTGGTGCAGTTGGTGCAGGCGCTGCTGGTGGTGCTTTAAATCGATTAAGAAGAAGGCAAAGGTTAAAAAAAGAACAAGCAAAACTATCCAAAACTATTTCAGAAGAGAGAGCAAGAAAAAAAATAATCACTGACAGAGCAAGAGCAAGGAAGATAGAAAGGCAGCAAAAATTAATGAGCATTCCAGCCGCTCAAGATGCGGTGCTGGTCAGAAAATATATTGATGCAGGTGATATTGGTTCAAGGACTACCATACCAGAAGTAAGAACTCTAAAAAGAATTGACAGACTAGACGATCTCATTGAGCGTAATGAAATAGCGGGAAATAAAAAAGCTGCGAAAAGAAATCTTGAGGAAAGAGATGCACTTGTTAAAAAAATACAAAAGAGACAAGCATTAAGAACTAGAAATAAAGTATTATTAGGCGAGACGGAAAGGTTGGCACGCGAAGATGCCATGAGAGATATCTCTGCGGACAGACCTAAAAAGGTAAGGGGTGGTCGGGTGCAACAATACTCTGATAAGGGTCTGCAGAGATTAAGTCAGGCAGTCTCTAAAACAAAGAGTAGTAGTATTACATCGAGAGGAATCGCAAAGATTCCAGATAGATTAATGCTTAAACTATTTGGAAGAAGAATAGCAAGAGCAGTTGGAGGAGTTCCTATTGTCGGTGGTCTACTTGACTTTGCAATCAGTATTATTGAGGGTGATCCACTTCCAAAAGCAGCTTTTAGAGCAACTGCTGCTGGTTTGGGTGGAGCTCTTGGACTTTTTCTTGGAGGTTTAACCGGTCCATTAGCACCTTTACTGGCACCAGTAGGTGCTTTTCTGGTGGGCACTGGTGCTGACGCATTAGCATCGTTTGTATATGACACGATGTTGACTGGATTTTTTCCATCCAGTAAGGGAAGCACAGGCAATATGTTTACCAACTTTTTTGGTAGAGTTGCCAATGCCACTGGTGGATTTTTACAATCAATATGGAATTTTATAACTGGTAAAAAAGAAGCACCAAAGTATGCTGGGTTTGCACCCATAGGTGGATTTATTGAGGATAGACCTGGATATAAAAAACCAACCACACCTGAAACTCAAACTCAAACTCAAAGTGAAACTGAAAGAAGGAGAGAGAATAGAAGAGGCACAAAGCGTACACCAGTCATACCAAAACCTAAGACGACAACCACTGATAAAAAAGTAAACTTTAGTTCTTTATTTGATCTTGTTACCAGCGGTGAGGGTGGACTCAACTCTGTCAATAGAGGCACTGCAGGTGATACCCGTGGCGGCGCAAGGTCTATATTCGGTAAAGATCTTACGGATATGACCGTGGATGA